GTGTAGAATGGACGCAATTCTTGTGCAGTCATATCAATAGAACAACGGTAATCAATAGAAGCTACATCACCAAGATCTTGACCTTTAAAATTGTCAACAATGAAACCGTTCTTAAAGCGCTCAAGGCCAACTTCGTCTTTAATGCCCAATGATTTTGTTTCATTTTCTAATAATGATAGTGCTGTGTAATATTCTAAGTTTTCGATACGCTTATCTAACTTACCAATATCACGCATTGTATAGCGTTTATTGTCCATAACTTCAATAGACACAGAACCTTTATCTGGGAATAATGTATATGGAGAAACATTAATCTTAGACAATAACATGCCTAGTTCAGGATCTTTTGGTTCTTGTGGAGTCAATGATGGTGTACCACTAACAGCAAAAAACTTACCATCAATATCAATGGCTAACTTGTCACGACGTGCTAAGAAATATGAATAGCTAGTTGTTGTTTCAAATCCAATCTTAGGCAATTCAGATCTAGAAGAACCGCTGCTGCTGTAATCTGCACCAGAATCATCGATACGAGGACGGAAGTCCATCACATCAGCAAGAGCTACAACGCCTGAAGTTGATGTAAAGTATGGAATTTTTTCGTATGGAATGCTGTATGAATCTACAGTGAAGTAGTCACCTGCATTACCAACAGTGTGGCTGAAGTAGTCAAACACAACACGCACAGCACCATTTGGATTTGGATATCCACTCTTACGCTTGATTGTAGCTACATCGTAATGTGTTTCGCGTTGACCATCATCGAATGTAAACCAGTCAGTGATATCTGTAGTAACAGCTGGATCTGATGAAGCAGTAAAGCTTCCATCATTTCTCATTAATACAGCAACTAAGCGATAGCCGTCAGCTTTACCAAGAGATAAACTAACTGGAGCAACAGCAGCTGCAGATGTAAAGTCTTTAGTAGCATTCATAACAAGAGTTTTCTTTTTCTCTTGTGCCAAGGCGCTAGCTTTACGAACTGGAGCAAATATAGTGTATGCTGATGATTGTGATAACCCGCTAATAACAGCATCAGTATCATTATTTGATAATGTGATGGATGTTGGATTTACTGGACGACCAGTTGAACGGTTAATAACAATAAACTCATTCTTGTTTGCAGACGGATTAAATTCTGTACCGAGAGATGTCGCACCAGATGCAGAACCTACTGAAATTGTCAATGAAGTTTGACCAGATGATGTTGAACCAGTAAACTTTTGAGTTGTTGTATAAGCAGTAGCAAATGTTGTATCATTTTCACCACCACGCACTTTGCGAATAAATGATGATGCAAGAGGGAATAACAATCCAGTATAACTTGGATCTTGCACCTTAGTCATGACTCTTGAGAATGATTTACCAGTAATAGTACCGCTAAATGTAGAAGCAACTGCAAGTGATGTGTTATTCGTGATAGCTGTAACTCTACGAGTTTCTAAAGCACCAGCAGAGTCTTCAACAGAGATAAAATCACCAACCTTCAACTCGGTTGTGAACTTTGTACCAACACCAGTTACAGTTGTAGAAGAAACAGAAATTGTTCCTGACATCTGAGCATATTGACCCATATCAGCAACGCTTGCTGCAATATTGTTCAATGTAGTACCTGAATCATAGAAGAATGATTTTAAATCACGCTCTAATGTGTAACCAGGGAGAATATTAAGGTCAAACAAATATGCTTTATAAACTGCATATTGACCAGGTGTACCAGAATCGTATTCTAAAGCTCTTAGTTTTGCAGTACCGATTAGTGTACCTGCACCTGTGGTTTGTGCACCAGAACTTGGTAATATTTGATTGTATAGTTCAATTGTTGGTAATATTGTAGTGTCTGGAACTCCATGTAAATCTGTTACATAAATGTAGTTGCCGTATTTGATATTGACTGCGTCATTTTCGATGCGACCAAATTCACGTGATTTTGGAACTTGTAAAAATTCAGTTGCAATCTTTTCAATCTCGAAACCTTGAACATAGCCTTTACCAGGTTCGATAGCAACTGCCATTGAAGCTTCATCACCGCCTTCTTCAGGTGTTTTATATCCACGGTTATATGGAGGACGCGCAGTGTAATTCCAATCAATGTTGCCATCTGAAAGAATTTGATATGGATTAGTTGATGAGAATGTAGTATCTGGTTCGATTGCACCTGAAGTACCATCTTCAGCACAAACGTAGAAGTTTCCACCAGAAGTTACGATGTCACCATACTTGTATTCAGTGTATGCTGCCCATTCACCGCGATCATTGTTGCGGTGCTCACGAATAGCAAATTTGAATGGACGAACTGTATAGTTGCCTGATTCATCATAAGTACGACGAGCTAATGTTTTAGCTAGTTCTGAATATGAAGTAGTTTCAACTTTACTCTTAAGTTCTCCGTTTTCAATTCGAATTAACTCAATAAAATTTTCATCAGTTTCAGCATCGACATCCAATTTTGTGAATGTCAATAATAATTGATAACGATGAGCGCCTGGGGCATTCTCATTTGGAGAACCATTAGCATTATCATTTAATGTAGCATCAGTATTAGATGTAATGATATTTTCAGTAGCTAATAGACCAATACGATATGATGGAGTCGCAGAGTATTTGTCAAGAACAATAGTTGAGGTATCTACCTGAACGAATTGTGACTTAATGAAGTAAATACCTGCTTCAATAGAAGCGATAGAACCAACACCAATAGGAGAACCAGAAGATTGGATCTGAAGTGTATATTCTTCACTATCAATAGTAGTCGTTAATAATTCACCGGCAACAAATTCTTTTACTGTATTATTATCTGCAGAGGATGAAACATATCTCACAAATAAAGTAATTGGATCAGTGTCTTCAGCATTAACAGCGGTGATGATTTGTGCTTGCACACCATTAGCACCAGTAATTGTATTACCAGTTAAACTTGAAAGAATAGTACTAATCTCAACGCCATTTGTTTCAGCTTCGAGTTTTAGATAAACCATTTTTGTGTCAATCGCAGTTTGACCTGGAATGACCATAGAACCTTCTTTGAAAAGGTGAAGACCTAATCGTTGGATCTGAGTTTGTAAGTATGTTTGAAGTTGGTTTAATTCTCTTACTTGTAATGAAACACCTGGACGAAACAACATGCGCAGATAGCGTTTATCTGCATCATAGTCGTCGTAATAAGGAGCTTGTGAGAATACTGTTAATGACATATTTTTTGCCTTTTAATTATAGCTCTAGAACTAATCTGATATCTTCAGTTTGATTTACGTTACGTGTTACAGGAGAAATATTCTCAATGTATAGTAATTGGCCTGTTCTAACATCAACTTCTGGCTCAATAACCATATCGACTGTAGCACTAACTGAACCAACTTCAATAGTTTCTGAAGATTGGAATGGTGTAAAACCAGTTCCAATGTTTTGATGTACTGCAATTGTACTACTATCTATTACAGAATCAACAATCGCTGTTGCGTTTGAAGTTGCACCAACAACTGTATCACCAACTGCAAATGATCCACCAGTTAAGTTAGAAAAAATCAACTTTGTGCAAGCGATATATGTTGTACCTTCTGCAATCTCATCAGTCATAGTGTCGACTGGATTACGAAGAATACCAATTTGTCTAAAACCTGAATCAACTAAGAAGTCACCTGTACCTTCTGCACCAGATAGTGTAGAAGCGATCATTGCATAGTAACCGCCAAGTTCTTGAATAGGATCAGAACCGTGGCCACCGCTTGGTGAAATTACTGCACGAGCAGTAGCTGCACTTGTTGGACCACCGCCCGTGAATGTTATTTCAGCTTGTGAATAACCTGAACCAGGATTTGTAACTAAAATTTCTGTAATTACACCACCGACGATAGTAATGCCTGATGCTTGTACTGTGCAACCAGAACCATTACCTACAATAGCTACAGTAGGTTTTGATTGGTAACCTGTACCACCGTTTGTAACTTTAATACGATGAATTCCACCATCAATAGCAGCTTGTTGTACATCCCACTGATATGTTAAGTCATCAGTAGCTAATGTTTTTACTGGAATAAATGTGGAAGTTGTGAATGTACCAATATCTGAACCAGTTAATGTGTACATGTATTTCCATTGGTATCCATCTGACTCAACTGCGCCAATAGATGTTGAAATACCTGATGGGCGAACAACTGAAGGACCTGAGCCAGCTTTAATACACTTATAAACACTTAAGTCATCTTCTGTGTACACAAAATAACGTTTAGTAGTTAATAACTCGTCTTGATCATCATATTCTGCATATGTTTGACCAGATGTCCAGTTATAACGTGGAATAACGTGACTAATCTTTGGAGCGGTGATAAGCTTCAAAGAAAGCATGTTGAAGCGTGCATCGTTTTCTTGATACACACTATCTTCTGGAGTAGGAGGGTTTTCATCGTCTTCCCACGCTTCAGTTCTACCAATAAACAAGTAGTATTTGTCTGTGGTCTGAGAGCCATTACCGCCGATTGCATTGATTAAATTCACTGCGGTTTGATAACGAAATTTTGTAGTGATGATTGCTGACATAATCTGTCCTTAAGTTTAACTTAATTATTTATAAGGTTAAATTGAGCTTACTGTAATAGAAGAGTTCGGTAAAATATTAAATGGTGAACCATTCTTTGCTTGCGCTAGTGTAAAATTACCATAATACTTATTCGGTTGCCCAATTAAAAATTTAATCTTGTCTAATAGTGCAAATCCTGGTCCAAACTTAGGTTTGAAGAAAGTATTGACTAAAGAAAGATATGTTGTTTGTAAAAATGAAGTTGTTTCTACAACTTTAGTAGTTGCTATAACAACTGGTGCATAAAGCGGTAATCGATTCTCATAACCAGATATCTCAGAACCAGGTTGTGCGATTGGAGACTTAAGTCTCTTTACTGCTGCTTGACTTGTGATTGCTACTTTACCAAACAGTGCAAACCCGGTTGGGTGTAACATCTTACGCACTGAACCCTGCCACTGTTCATATGGTCTTCTTGTTTTAATGACATATGAATAATCTTGATAGTAATAGCTATCTTGAATATAGTTATAGTTAGAAAGCTGACCGCCCTTACTTAAGTAACGCTGATCATCAGCATCCCACTTACCGTCTGACAACTTTAACAAGTCAACTCTAGGGTAATATAATTCAATCTCATCACCATATAATAGATTGAACAAAGCTTCAAATGCTGGAATAGTTCCACGCGCTCTGTAGATATCATTTACTTGTTTATACAACTTTCGTTTATCAACTGTAGGCAAATTACTTGGAATAGACATAGCATATTCTTTTTCCAAGTATTTTACATATGGTTCATCAACCAAGTCAATATTTCTAAATTCATTTAAGCGATTGATGATAGATGCTGGAGAATCTTCAGCACTCTGTGTCCATTCAAAATAAGTTTGAATAAATTCAGTAAAGCGTGTATTCTCTCTAAGATGCTCTGGTAAAATAGAGTCCAAAGCATAGAACTTATCGTTCGCTGGTGTGATTCTCTTAGTAGTGTCTGACATGATTATACAAATCTATTTGTTGTTGTGTAACCGATACCAGCTTGTGAACCGCCAGTAGCAATAGTGTCGATAGATGGTGTAATAGTGATTAATGCAGGATCAATTTCTAAAAGTTGTTCACGTTTAGGTGCAATATCGTCAGAAGCTGGGATTGTTGTAAATGAAACATATCCGCCGTTACCAACCGCATTAATCATTAAGTTTGTTACCACGACTAAACCACTATTTGCATTGATATAACCAACTGCTGAGTTTGTAACTACTTTTGCATTATTGATGATACGATACATCTGTAAAACGTGCGTCGCACCTTCTGCTTCAAATGGATTTATCTCTCCAGTAGATAAAACTCTATCTTCAATGTATGCAGTATACCCGTTGTGTGTAAAACCACTTGATTTTAAGATAGGTTCATTGGGGTTGCTACGAACTCCAAAAATAGGAGCTGAAAACTTCATTTCATAACGCTTTGCAACATCTAATGTTGGAACTAAGCGCTTTTGCATGTAAACACGAATAGTAGAACTTAGAATACCAGTGTCAGATTTGTCAACTAAGCCTAAAAGCTTAGATTGACGATAAACACCATCAAATTTTTTCAACTCAGTGTCGTTGTAATTAACGATTACGTCATTGACGATCGTTTTTAGTTGACTAGATGAAGAATCTGTTAAGTTTGGGTTATATTTGAAGAAAACATCTAAGTACAAGTAAGTGTATTCTGCGTCAACGATTACTGGAGCAATTGAAACGACGTTTTTAGTTCTTAGGATGTTGTCAACGATGTATTTTTTCTGTGTATCATCTAAAAAGTCTGCATTTTTAGGTTTAATACAAACATAAGCTTTGCCATATTGAGGAGGATCGTTTTCTTCACCGCCCCAAACAGTAACAGTCTCAACGTCACCATAGTTGTTGATAATCATAGCTTTGTAGTCTTCAGCTGTGACACAACGGTTTTGTGACAAATATGATAGAGGCGCATTAAATTTAATAGACGCTACGTCTTCTCTTTCTGCTCCGCCGATAGACTTATTGATAACAGAGATATCAACGTTAGTATTACCTTCAATAGTATCAGCTAATACGAAAAATGCAGCACCGTTTGCCTCAACACCGTTTGTGCTTAGCCACTCAAGCATCACAACGTTTCCACCTTCAAGCGATTTTCCGACTACTCCATCACCAAAATATACTTCATATTTGCCATCAACGCCTTCTTGTAAAAAATATGCTTGTGTGTCTGCAGTAACAGATGTAAAATCAGTTGCTAGTGTGAAGACATCAGCTTTACTAGAAGATGAATTGGACTTAACTTTGACGACAAGCGTAGTAATATCAACGTTTTCATCAGGAATTTCAAAATATAAGCCATCATCGAAAGAGTCTACTGTATATTGAATGCTTCTAAGCTCGCCTTCATAGACTTTTATGTCTCTAAAGCGATATACATTAGGCACTACAGTAGTCAAACTTGATCCGCCTACGATTGTAGTGACTGTTTCGTCTTGTGGAGTGATCGTAGAGCTCTCAAGAGTCACAAAAGAGTACTGTTTGTCTAAAATAGTAGTAGTAAAAGTAGTACCACGATCGATAGTAAGCGTCACTGGAGAGTTTGTTGGCTCATTTACTACAAATTCAAGCGTTGCGGATGCTGCAGTGAGCGATCTTGGCACGTATGATAGCATTTTTGCTAATGAAACCACGTTATTACGACGCTCAGCGCTATCCAAGAACACTTCATTCATAGCCATGTTAGCATTTACAGCATTGTAGTGCGTATTATACGCTAAAATGTCTAAAAACACTGACATACCTGATCCATCGAAGTCATAATCGACGAATTTACCTTTGTCTTGTTGCGCTTTTAAGTAAGTTTTAAAGTTTTCCTTAATTTGGAAAAAATCTAACTCAGTTACTTTTAGGTTAGATGCCATTATCGTAATCTCTCTAGTATGATTGTTGCTGTACCTACTTGTTCGGTAGCTAGAATTTGGAATGTAATCGATACATTATAAGCATTATTGTCTATATCATCTTCAATTTGTACGTTTTGTACAATTACACGAGGTTCAAAGTTTTCAATAGTGCGTGTAATAGCCATTTCGATGTCATGCATCGTGATTGGATCTGCTAACTCAAACAATAAACCTCTAACACCTGAACCGATTTCTGGTTGAAATGGTCGTTCTTGAAAGTTTGTAGAGATTAGATTTTTAACAGAATTCTTAATAGCTTCTATATCCCTAAGCGGGTTGATGTCACCAGTCATTGGATTAGGCGTAAAGGCCAAATCTAAGTCAGTATGAACATACTTTTTAGCTAAGGTAGAAGCTTTTGGTGATAAAAGATCTGATGGATTTTGTGTACGCATGATCCTATTTATTATCCTTTGAAGACGGCATACGCTTCTTCAGTATATTTTACTGCTTCTTTATATCCATGAATCTTTTCAGGTGTATTTTTAGCTGAAAGTGGTCTGCCAGAGTTAACAATGGCACGAACGTCTCCCCAAGCTTTTTTATCACACCATTCATTCAAGTTATTTGTTTTCCAATAATAGCATGAAGTCTCTAGCGCTACTTGCTTATCGGTTGCCACAATGTCTGGATTTTGACAAAGTCTGTCATCTCCATATAGACCTTTAGAACATGCCAAGTAGTTTGGTTTAAAAGTCAACTGTAATAATCCTCGACCACGATATTTCCAACCATGATCTGGACCTTCTGGTTCTCCACCAATCTCGCCTTTAGTTCTATCAACCACATAAACAATATTTGCAATTTCACGTTCTTTACGTTCAACTGCTTTAGCATCTTCAAAAGTAGGGAAACGAATCTTTTTTCTGCCGTTCATATTATTGAACAAGTACTCAGCTTTATATTTTAGGTTTTCTGATAGATTAACCCATTGTGTTTCATTTCTACAATTACCAACAAACGCTGCTACACGCTCTGGTGTAGTAATATTAAACTTTGGTAATACTGTCTTCATAGCATCAAACCATGGACCAGCATTTTTACCAGCAGCAGCTATTAATTTAGCTTGCGTAAAATCAAATGTAAAGCCTTTAGCAGGAGGTTCAGGAGCTCGTGCTTCCTTTGCTGGATTTGTCGATGGAGTTTTAGGAGGTGTTGGCTTTTTCTCAGGAGCAGATACCACTGGAACATCAATTGTTTTTTCTTTTTGAGGATTCTGTGGATCAACGATTACCTTTGTTTCAGAAGCAACTACTACTTCGATGTTTGGAACATCTTTACAAATATCTCCAACAATTGATTCTATGTTTAATTGTGATAATTGTTCTTGTGCATTCTTAAACGCAGCGCCAACTTTATCTGTTAATGCATTTAATCCTGCAAAGATATCTTTGCTACCTTCTAAGCCTAAACCTGCAGGTTTTGGAATTTTATTAATGATAGCATCTAAATCTTGACCAGCATCAGTCATCGCTTGACCAAATTTTTCTTTAAGATCTTTTACCTTAGCTGCGTATTCATCCGGCGATAAATTTGGAAGGTTAGCAAGTTCTTGTTGCAAATTAACTGATGGCACTTGAGGTATATTAACTTCAGCCAACTTATTTTTAATAGTTTGAGCAATTGCTCCAACATCTCCAATCGATTCTACGCCCGCTGCTAATTTTTCTTTAAGCATATCAACGCCTGCTTTGACTTCATCAATAGCTGCGTTTATTCCACAAATTTTAGGTGCGTCTGCCATATTAGTTCAACTCAACTTTCGTAGCTAATACTTTAAATGTTGGACCAGCATTAATATTAAATGATCCGTCTACGTTAATAGTCATATTTGATTTACAGTTTAAAATCCAGTCAGCCTTAGATCCAAAATCTAAACCTTCTTTGGATAAAAATTGCTGTGTGGAGTTTGTTGATGTAGATTGTGCTCCATTTGAGAACATGCTATATGTGTCTAAATAGATTTGGTCAACTTTACCAGTAACAGTAAGTTGTGACTTACCACCGATACTCTCTGTCTTGTCTTTATCAATTAATAAAGTTTGATTTTTACCAACACGTGTTAAGAAGTCTTCTTTTACGTTTAAGTTATAGTTACCAATTACTTCGAAGAAGTCGTTACCAGTAATCTTAGTATAACGGTTTCCATGAATCTTTAAATTATAGTCGCCGTTAACTTCAGTGATCATATCACCTTTAACTAGCAATCTAGCGTCGCCGTCAATAGTAACGCTTTGGTGTCCTTTTACTAAAACGTTATTGTCAGCAATGATGATTTCCCACTTATCACCAGAAACCTTAGTTACTTTATCACCATCTGGTAAAATTTCGTAGAATGTACCAGCTGGATGGTATTCCGTAATACGTACACCACTAATGCTATCGTCATATTCTCTAACGATACCCGCTTCTGTTTCAAATGTATGAACGTTTGGATAATAACTTAAGAAGCCACGACGTGGTTCTGGTTCATCCCATGTTTTTCTAATTTCTTCAACGCCACTAGATGCAGTATCTACTGTAGGCAAAGTAGGTTTAGTAGCTTTATCAATCTTTTGTACACGATTACCATATCGATTGACGTATTGTATGTGTTCTTTCCATTTGTCACGAGCACAATAGTTTGTATCAGTATCGTTTACCCAGCGAGGATAGTGACCATCAGGATCTTGGAAGCCACGTTTATTATCATTGTTAGAAGCATCTTTGAGCGGCCAACCATGAACAGATCCTAATACAATAGGATCTTGCATATTTTCACCATCTGCAAAGAAACCCAGAACCCAAGAACCTGGAACCAAACCTGTAGGAGAAAAACCAACACCTGAAATAGATGCAGATGTGTTAGGCATCATAGTATGTGCCCATGGTAAATCACCAGTTTTAATCTTATCAGTCTCATGAGTGTGTAAACCAAAGATACGTACACGCACACGACCCATTTCTAAAGGATCTAATTTATCCTCAACTACACCTGTCCACCAATGCATTAAATTTTTCATTAACGTTTCTTCACTTTCTTGCCAAGAGAATCACGAACAACATCCATAATAGTAACAAATTTTCCTGAAGACATCTTGTGGTGTACATTCATAACTAAATATTTGCCTGTTAGGTATTCGTTCTCGTCTTTAGTTGAACCATATACCGATGGCTTGTTTCTATCTACTGCGAATTCAATAACTTTACCTGCACTTAGATCAACGCGTCCACGAACTGACATATTAATCTTGTTTAGGGTTAACTGATACACAAATGGATCAGTTTCCAACTTTGTAAACTCACCTTCATTATTATAGTTGTTTACATTCTTGCCATCAAAAGCTCTACTGTTTTTATTCAGTGTATGATGTATAGCATCATATTCAGTAATCTTTCTGCCTGCAATCTTAAAGTCTGGATTAATAAACTCTCTAACGTCTAAATGTGTTTTTTTCTTAAAATCTTTTTCATAATCATATTGCACAAACTTATATGACTTGGTTGCAATATCTACAACCCACATACCAGAACCAAAGGCTCCACGTAGTGTATTTTTATATGTGTTACCAAAATCTCTCAAGTCATAATCAAATGCAACGTTATATGACGCAGCCTGATTATCAGCATCGCTATCTGCTGTAGTTCCACCTTTGTGTACGAATCTATTATATGGTTTTTTCTTAAACATAGATTCATATGATTCGAACATAAATCCATCATTCCATGTTTCATAGAATGCAAATGGCATCTTTTTATTATTGATTGCTCTACGCGCTAACCAATCAATCGCTTGAAATGGATTCCAATTTGGAACTACAACACTATAGTTGCCAACTGACTTGTCTTTTACTTTTATCTTGCTTTGAAGATAATCTTTTACAATCTTTTCAATAGAACCGTCGATCGTACCAGTAAATGTTTGCGACACCAACAATAAGCTATTTAGCATTTGCTCAGGAGTCACAAGTTTTAAAACATACATCGCAGCCTGATTATTTGCCTTAATGTAGTTAGTCATGCCACCGACATAAAATGTTCTTCTAATTGCATTATTACCCTCAAGGATTGTCAACACAATTTTTTCTTGACCTATAATTGGCATGCTTTCAAGCATGTTTGCTGAGTCAACAATAGTCAACTCAACTTTAATATAAGGAGAAAGGATAGATTCATACACATCTATACCAGCGATTAAGTCTTTAAACTCTTTCACTTCACCTGTCGACGATGTGATCTTTGCACTGTCTATCGAATAATCTAGTCTACCTAATGCAGCCATTGTTTACTCAGCCGTTGGATTAATTTGTTTAAAAAATTCTTGAGCAACTTTAATAATATATGCTGGTCGAATTACGCGAATTTCTGCTTTATCTTCGTTCAATTGTTTTTCATGTTCGTAGTAAGTAACTTCTGTTGCATCGATGGCGCCTTTGTGAGTTTGATTTCCATCTGAACCAACGTAGTGTCTAGTAGCATTATAATATTCTGTTTGGCCTGTAATGATTATAGTATCCAAACTTGTTTGGCCACGAATCAATTCATTTGCTCTAAACTCTCCAGTAATATTTGTTACTCGAAGAGTGTTTGTATTGCAATCTTTTGATTCTAAAATACCAGTTGCTCCCGATAATAAACCTTGAACTGTCTCGCCCTTTGTGAATGATGTTGAGATATCTTGATTAGTAGTCAATACAAACCCCTGATATTTCACTTCAATCATCTTTTCAAACTCTTTACGTGATAATGGCCAGTCAGTGTGAATATTAACTAGATTTTCATTCACCATAAAGAAAGTCCAATAATAATCTGGAGAACCATAGAATCGTTGTGACAAATGATCTGGTCTTTCACCATCTTGAATAGTGTATTTACTATACAACAATAAGTCATCTTTGATGCTTGCTTTAGGTCTTACAGTTCTAAAGATATCAACGAATTCAGTTAAATGACCATCGTCATTTAAATTATACTGCATAGTTGGGAAGTTTTGAAAATAAACTGACACGATTAATATCCTTCCATGATAAGCTTGCGGTTGAGAGCCTTAGATTCTTGGAATGTAAGCTGAAGATCAACTTCTGCAGGCATACCGTCTTGGTGGAATGTTGGTGTATTTGTATTATAAGTAACTGTTACAGATGTCAAATATGATTGCATCTGTTGAACCATATTTTTATTCTTTCGACCATTATTCAGATATGTAATTTCGAAGATGTCTGGAAACTTAAATGTTGCCATCTCTAACGAAGTTGTACCTTTACCACCAGTTTGTTGGTTTCCTGAACCAACTTCTGGATATGCAGCGATACGGAAGAACTGCACGATCTTAATAATCTCTCTAGCTTCAGCTTGTGAACGAGGGATCATCTTAAATGAATATGTGAACTGACGAAGTGCAGGCGTTCTAAATAACATCTGTGTGTGAGGGTTAACAACTTCACCACTATTAATCAATGCTTGACCTGCAGCACCACCAACAATACCCTTTTCTTGCGAGAAGTCTGCTAGCTTTTGAGAAACAACGCGCTCAGCAATCGGCTTGGCGTTATTTTTAACTTTGTCAATAAATTCACCTGCGTTAGCTGATGAACCAGCTGCATTCACTGCCATACCGCCAATTCCTGTGTCAACGTTATCATATGATAAGTTATCGTTAACTGAAACACCTGAAGGCATGTATAGCGTTACGCTACCAAGTGGATTAGCAGCAAGTTGTGGCACTCTAAAATCTAGAATACTACTTTTCTTAACACGAGCCAATGCAGTAAATTTAATGACGTTCTCATATTTTTGTGTATCGCCGACTGGATAGCGATAACTAACTTGAGAACCGAACGGGTTAGTGAATATGTCTGCGCCGAGCACATTTGTCAGCGTATTTTTAATATCACTAAATAGATTATCGAATAGTCCCATAGATACCCTTAAAGGTAGAGTTTTTATTCTAGTATTTATATGCCAACATACAAAGGTTTTTACCGGGTGAAGAACCCAGCGAAATATGAAGGCGACTTTAAAAACGTCGTCTATAGATCACATTGGGAGATGCAAGTCTTTAGATGGTGTGATTCGAATGACCAGGTGCTCAAATGGAGCTCTGAGGAGATAGTGGTGCCATATTGGTTACCATTAGATAAGAAATACCATCGATACTTTGTTGATGTTAAGTACACGACAAAGGAAGGTACATTCCTTGTTGAGATTAAACCAAAGTCACAGACTATGCCTCCAAAGAAACCCAGCAGACAAACTAAAAAGTATTTAGAAGAGTCTCGTACATACGTAAAAAATGTATGTAAATGGAAGGCTGCTACAGACTATGCAGCTGACAGGGGTTGGAAGTTCGTTATTTGGACTGAAGACACAATTAAATCCATGGGTATCAGATTACTTACATAAATAGGACTATGGCTACAAAAAGTTTATTTGATAAAGTAAGAAACGGACTAACGGCACCTGAAAGAACTAAGGCGTCGCAAAAGTGGTTTTCTGAAAAGGTTAAGAGCCTAAAGGGTAACATCAATGCTATGCAGATGTTGAAAGACCCGCACTTCATTAAGGCTACAAAGTTTAGACCTGGTTTTATGTATCATTTTTTATACGATGCTAAAAATCAAGATACACTACCATATTGGGATAGATTCCCATTAATTGTTGCAGTTGGTCCTGCACAAGGTGGTTTCTATGGTATCAATATGCACTATATTGAACCATCACTTAGAGCTCGTTTATTGGATCGTCTTTTGGAGACAACTAATAATGACGCCTTTGACGAGACTACTAAGATGCGTATTAATTACAACATCTTATCATCTGTGTCTAGACTAAAGTATTTTAGACCTTGTTTCAAGCACTACTTATTCTCACAGCTTGAGTCAAGAATTATGTTAGTTCCGGCTTCAGAGTGGGAGATTGCAATATTCTTGCCTACTGAAAAGTTTGTTGGAACTAATAAGAGAAATGTTTGGAGAGAATCTAAACAATCAGTAACAGGATATAGAGCATAATGCAGATCGATAAATTTAAATCGACAATTAGCAAACGTGGTGGATTAGCACCAGCAAATCGTTTCGCAGTGTACATGGCAATTCCATTAATTAGCTTTGATCCACAGGATCTTATCGCAAAGGTGTTTAAACAGGGTGCAGATACTGGCGGAATGGGTTTTGGTCTAAATGATCCACGAGATGTTTCTATCTTGTGTGATTCTATCACCATGCCAGGTCGCCAGATCGCAACAGCTGATTTACAAAATAATATGTTGGCAGTAAAAATGCCATACGCGTATATGAATGATGATGTGACTATTAGTTTCCACATCACTAATGACCACTTCATGAAGAAGTATATTGAGAAATGGTTTAATCAGATCGTTAATCGCAGAAACATGACTATTAAGTATAAGTCACAGTATGCGACTGATATCATTATCCAACAATTAGATCAACGCGATGTGCCAGTTTATACATGCACATTAAGAAATGCATTCCCAACTACAGTTGCAAGCTATGAAGTGAGTAACGCTGGTGAGAATCAAACTCAGAAGATGCAAATTACTTTTGCATACGATGATTGGTACGAAGAAGGTTTTGTCGAGTCTATCCTTTCCAAAGGCAAGGTTCTTATTGGATCTGTTGGCAAAACTTTTGGTTTTTAAATTATATTAGGAGTATATTATGTCTGGATTACCTATCGTCCTTAATACGACGAAGTATGAAGTAGAGTTGCCTATTAGTAAGAAGAAGGTTGAGTATAGACCTTATCTTGTGAAAGAAGAAAAACAACTCATGTTAGCCATGGAGTCTCAAGATCCAGGTATGATCATGAAGACTGTACAAGATATTATTGAAGCTTGTACATTCGACAAGATTAAGGCGAAGAACTTACCAACTGCAGAACTAGAATTGCTTTTCTTAAAGCTTCGTTCTAAGTCAGTAGGCGAGACTTCTAAGATTGGTTATAAGTGCACCAATTGTGGCACTACGAATGATATCTCTGTCAACCTAGAAGAAGTAGGTATTGACATGGGAGACAAGAAGATTAATAATAAGGTAATGATCACTGATAAAGTGGGTGTTGTCCTTAAATATCCAACAACAGAGGAAGTTACTCGCATCATGAATGCAGGTGACAAGACTGATGTTAAGAATATTTTTGCATTAGTAACTTCATGTATCGAGATGATCTTTGATGAAGATAACACATACGATACCAAGAATTTACCAAAGCAAGAGATTGAGACTTTTGTTGAGTCTTTAAACTCTAAGCAATTTGAGAAGATCAAAGAATTCTTTGAATCTATCCCTAAACTAAGGAAAGATGTTTCCTTTGACTGCGAGAAGTGTGGTACCCATAACCCATTGGTACTAGAAGGCTTGCAGAATTTTTTCGGATAGCTCTCTCACACGATAGTCTTGAGAACCATTTCAAGACTAACTTTATCATGATGCAGCATCACAAGTATAGTTTAACTGAGCTTAATGAGATGTTGCCGTGGGAGAGAGAAGTTTATATTGCCATGTTGATCGAGTATATCAAAGAAGAAAACGAAAAAGCTAAACAGCTTAATAACAAGTATAAGGTTTAAAGGTAAACCATATGGCAAAAGGTAAGAAAGGCTCAGGAGCTCATAATCCTAAGACACCAGGAGGGGCAGATTCTGTCCGTGGTAATTTAGGTGCATTGATCACTGAAGTTCAAAAGTCAAACGGTCTGATAGAAGCCTCTGTTGATTATCAACAAGGTACGGCTTATGGTATCCAATTACTAACTGATGTAATTGGTGACATGAGCGCACACGTATCTGCGATTGCAGATATCATGGCTGGTAATCGCCTCAAAGATTTAGAGGCTGACAAAGAACGTCAGAAGATGATGGAGGACTTGTTAGCTGGTATCAAAGACAAGAAGAAGGATGACAAACCTCAGAAGAAAGATGGTGACTTCTCTTGGCTTGGACTAGCTGCCGCTTTAATCAGTGGTCTAGTTGCAGGTGGTATGGCATTCATTGCTAATTACCTAAAAGGCTTGCAAACTGTATGGAGCGGGATCGCCAAGTTATTAAAGATTGATGGCATCATCACTAACTTATTTGCTATCATGAAGGGCGGAGTCATGAGGGTAGTAGACCTATTCTCTAGTGGCTTCTCTAAGATTTGGGCATTCGTTTCTAAAGTATTTGATAGTAAGCTATTTGCAGTCATCGGAAACTTCTTTAGTAAGTTAGGCACTTGGTTTGCAAAGATTACTGGTCTAACTGGCATTGTAGACGACCTAAAGAACCTTTGGGGTGCAGCAAAGGGCATGCTCTCAATGTTTGGAGAAGGTTCTGCGATTAGTAAGTTCTTTAGCTTCTTCTCTGGTGGTGTAGGTAAAGGTTTCATCAGCTACTTTGACGACCTATTAAAGTTCTTTGCCCCATTACAAAAGTTCTTAGGAGCTCTTGGCGGTGTGTTAGGTAAGATCGCTGTACCATTACAAGTCATCATGTCTATTTTTGACACAGTGACTGGTGCGCTAGACGGTTGGCACAACACTGAAGGCACGTTCATGGACAAACTGATCGGTGCTATTAAAGGTGGTCTAACAGGACTATTGAATGGCTTGATCGGTGGTTTGCTAGATCTACTTAAAGATGGTCTATCATGGGTGTTAGACTTCTTTGGAATGAAGGACGCAGGTGCATGGCTAGACTCATTCTCCTTCGCTGACATCATCACGCAAGGCATAGGCGCGATCGTAGACGGTTTAGTTGGTCTATTCAAAGACTTATTAGCTGGACCGACTAAGATGTTCCAGGCAGTCAAGGATCTATGGGCGGGTAAGATTGACTGGTCAGTGTTCTTAAAGCAAGCACTCGCTGGCATGATCACAGCGCTGTTAGCACCAGTGAACATGATCTCTAAGTGGGCAGGGTTTGACTTAACTAAGAAAGCACTCGAGTTATTAGGATTGAACGATGCAGGCGGTGGAAGCAAAGGCGCAGCACCAGCAGCTGCACCTGCGGCGGCACCAGCAGCTGCTGAGGCAACACCACAGTTAACTGCTAAACAAGCAGTAATACCTCAACAGACACAAGAGACTCTACAGCAAGCACAAGATAGACTAAATAAAGCACAAGCCGACGGTGAGATGACAAAGGCAGAGGCGAACGTAGAGAAGATGAAGTTAGGTCTACGTCCAAGCTTTGGTCGTGCAGGTCAGAACGCTAATACTAACATGCAGGCACCTGCTATCCCAATCTCTGCGGGCACTACTAAGTGGGACCCAGAGGACGCAATGGCTCGTGGCGCAGCATACTAATAAGGAAATAAAAAATGGGAATGTATGTAGTTAAAAACACGGGTGTAGAGGCAGTACTTAAGGTCTACACGAACGAACAGAGCGGTGCAGTCATCGACGTACCTCTATCAGCATTAGCAGAGAACGGTGAGACTGTTACTGCAGCTGGTGTTAAGGAAGTCTATTGGACTGCAAAGCCTAATAAGTCAGTCACGATCCAAAGAGTTGAGGCAGTAGACGACCT